AGCTGGTCCTGCAAACTGGAGAGCTCTCATAGAAGGGAGCACCTTTTTATCTCTAATAAATTCTACAGATGCCTCAATTGCATCCTTTACAGAGGGATATTTCTTAACTAGCATTTCTTGATACCTGTCAACAATCTCGTTCCAGGTTTCTCTTCTCTGTTCTTTTGGTAGGTATTTAGCATACTTACTAAACACCGTAATTTTACTTAACGCATCAAGTCCTAAATCAGTAATCATATTGTATATTTTTTGGTGTGAAAAAAGGGGTTGCGAATGTACAACCCCTTTTCCTAACCACCAAGGGTTTTTAAAAATTCTAACTAACAAGTTTTCTTACCTTTTCTCCAAGCTCAGCATCATTTGGATGGTTTTTAACCAACATTGTTATTTCCTTCTCAAGAGAAAGAAGTTTCTCAATATATAAGCTGGCATCCATAAGTTCTTGTTGAAGATGAATTAAGTAGTTATCCTTATTATTTTGGGCTAAAGTTGTACCATATTTAAGAAGCCCAAGTTCACTTCTTCTCTGATATTTATCCACAACTTGTTCAACAATTACATCTTTCATAGCTTATCAACATTATACCAGTCATTATTCATATATGTCATCTCATTCAGAATAAAGTTTCCTTTGTGAGATCTTATCCTGACTCCTGGAAGGGAATTTAATCTAGACATAGTGGTGGGTGTTTCCCAACCACAATGGCGTATTAACAATTCACCATTTTCATCCTTTTTAGCTATTAAGTTATGATGTAAATACAAATGTGGTTTTCCGTTTATCATCCTGACACATGTATTTGTCCTTTTAAACTCCTTGTCATTTTGAAAAGCTCTTATTGCATCTCTTTCTATTTTTCTCATAATTTATCATTTAACATTTGAAATGCTTGTTCAATTGCTGCTTTTTCAGCTTCTTTTCTTGTTTCATATACACTATTTTGCATATCATCGTTTATTCCCCATAGGAATTTATTGTTTAAACAACTTATGTCTATATAGACTTTATGTTCATCAAATACATCAAATAACACCCTGGGATTAGCCTCAATCATTGTGGCTATCTTGTCTGTTTCCATATCCTGAGCTCTTACGAACTCTTTGAAGTTCTCAGGAACAGAATCATCTTTTAAGCTCTCTAGTAGTTTGTCTAGGAACCATTGTTTTATCACTATTGTTGCTTTTGGAAAATCTTCTAATAATTTGGTTGTTTCCATTTTTATTATTGTTTAAAGTTTGTAATAAATTTCCTTCATCATTCCACCAATCTCTATCATATTCTAGTTCACACGATCCTATGAACCCTCTATTCACTGCATCTTGGTAGAGCAAATCGCTTTTTCTACTCTCCATTCTGCAATAAAGAATTGTTTTTTCTACACCAAATTCTTTAATTAGTGCATCCAATATATCTCTGTTATACATACTCTTTGATTTTATCAAGGTTTAAAGTTTCGTTTTCTTCAATAAAAGCGTGCCATAGCTCCTGATCATCATCAAATTTGACATCCAGTTTATTTTCCCAGAATTGCACCAAATCTTCTGTGTGATTGAAGATGCGATATTGAAGAGATATCTCATCTTTATATCTACCATTTGTCTTTATTTTCACTATTTTAGGAAATAAACTTTGAAACTCCTTAGATGTTTTTGAATATTTACCATTTTTTACATATTCAAAATCTCTTTTGTATCTGTTATCTAGTTCATACACCACTACAACATACCCATTCTCATAATCATAATCATCTATAATGGACTTTGTTCTTTCATACTCCCCATCTAGAAAGTCTTTAAACTTGTCTATGTCTTCAGGTTTAAATAACAAATAGATGCAGTTTTCATATTGCACGTCTTTTCTAACATCTTTCACATACCCATTTATAAACCCATTGTCATATAGATGATCTCTATTGATTTTTAATGTGGGCACCATAAAGATGGTAGTAATTGTCTTTTTTATCTCCATATTATCCTTTAAGTTTTACTTGTCCTTTACTGATATGGTTTTCTCTTGAAATGTTCCAAACATCATTGCTTTGAGCCCATTTCAAATCCTCAATTATAGTTGCAACACCAGGATAGGTGCGTCCTTTGTGCTCAAATCCTTCATACGCATATAATAAATCTTCTTCTGTAAGAACATAAACTAATGGATTGTAATAGTTTGTGCTGTCACAAACAATAAATTTAGGACACATCACCTTATATCCACAAAGCTCACTGTTCTCATTAACTGTAAGAGAAATAGCTGCTTGAAAATATAGAAATGCCTGAATATAAGCTCTTCTATAAAGATAGTATTCTTCATAGAAGTTCTCTACATTCCATGTACATTTTAAATCATACACTTGCACTGTTCGCTGTTCGTGATCAACGATCACCTTATCCATCATGCTCTTAAACAGATGCCCATTTAAACTATATCCCTCTATTTGCATCTGATTATGAACACTATATCTAGCACTATTCACCAGATTCACTATCTCAGATGTTGCAAAATTTGTTTTAAGTTCTGTTACAATTCTTTCAGCATTTGTTATATCATCAGAGGTAATCACTGTAAGTCCTTTGCTTCTCACCTTTCTCATCTCATCATAATAAATCTCAGCATCTGAGCCCTGAAACTTGTTCAATACAGCATCAGCCTTAATCTTAAATCCAGATTCAGTGTATGCATCTAAAAACAAGTCTGTAAAAGACCTGTTCACGTTTCCAAACTCATCTGTTGCTGCTGCTGTGTGTTTATATAATGCTTCTACAAATGCAAGCATCAGACCAGTAGGAGCAGACAGACAAACAGACATGTGAAATCTATTATCAAACTCTTCTGGTTCTAATAGAAGAGTTTCTACAATTCTACCTACAACACTTGCTTTTGTTTCACTGTCTTCTACAGATTCATTCATCACATACTTCTTGTGATATTTCTTTCTGTCTAATGAAAACTCTTTTAAACTAGAAGAGCTGTCCATTTGAACAGCTCTATACTGTGCTTCTGTTCTACTTTTACCCGTTATCATTTTCTGTTGGTTTTTTAGTTAGAAAATCCATGTTTCTTTTTGCATGTGCTGGAGGTCTTTTCACTGACTCTCCTACATCCCATCCTTTACCGTTCATGGGATTACCATATATTAATATATCATCAGAATAGAAGTGTTTTACAACACCTCCTTCCAGTCTAACCACCCATACAGTGTTGACATTCAATCCATAATCTATCATGAAGAACGCCTCACCATCTCCTAGGGGTGTTTTAACTTCAATCGTTGGGCTTAGTTGTATTATCATTGTAATGGATGCTTTTATACATTTCTATAATGCTGTTATAAGATGCTCTCACCTCTCGTGGAACATTCTTAAAGAACCATTTCACCTCACATTCGTACATATCTCCTGAAGGATCTTCAGATTTAGGATCTACCAACCAGAACTTATGTTCTTCCTTGTTGTACATAACAGATCCTTCATACCATGTTTCTACAAAAGAGGGCTTTTTGTTTATAGCCACCTCTATTTCTTTATTTTCCATTTTTATCGTTTTTAGTTTTTCTATCATGGCAGCGACTACAGAGCACTTGTAAATTATCCTTTTCACAGAAGAGCCTTTCTACAAACCCTGGAAGATCATCAGCACATTTTAATGTTCCTGCTGGAATAATGTGATCTACATTTATCTTCTTATCAGGAAAGTAGTTCAGGCATTCAGCACATTGGTATTCAAACTTTTGTCTTTTGTTTGGACCTTCATATGCTCTTCTTGCTTCCATTTTAGTTTGTGTAATAGGTTTCCACCACCTACTTTTCTGTCTAAGGGCACTTCTAATGAAGCTCCAAAATGCTGATTCTGTTAGTGTACCAGCATTTCTTGTCTTTGCAACAAGCACTTTCTTTGTAGCTTTCTTTCTAACAGGTTTTCTTCCTATCCCAGACTTAGGACTTAGTTCCTGTTTATTCTTAGGTTTTCTTTTGTAAGGCATAATACCCCAAATATACAATTATTTCAACCAATCGATTGAGAAATTGTTGTTATCCTTCAGTATTTTATTCACTTTTGTGAACACACCTTCTGTATCCCATTCTGTCTGTTTGTATGAGGCAGAAGCTGGGTGACTTAGTACAAAAGACCAAGAGAAAGGCGGTAGATACTTTTCGTATACACTAGCATCCTTACCCAAGAATATGTATGGAACACCTGTTGGAGCAAGCACTTCTTCCAATAGATACTTTGTAAAGGGTTCCCATAGCTTAATGTGAGAACCTGCTTTATTCATTTCTGTTGTAAGAGCTGCATTCACCATTAGTACGCCCTGTTCAGCTAAATAAGAAACATCTGGATTTTTTGAATGTTTCAGGTTGAGTCCATTATACACATCTTTCTCAACACCCTCATAGAACTTCTCTAGAGATGGCTGTAACTTGTTTGTTACAGAACATCCCATCAAAAGTCCATCAGCTACAGGAGTGTCATTTAAGAATGTGTGATAGGGACACATACCCATCATCACCACTTTTAAATCATCAAAAGAGGTTTCTCTGAAGCATCTATAAACATTAGGAGAGAGAGGGGCAATTTTCTTGCCCCTTTTGCTCTCCTTTTTGAGAAATTCATAGATGTCATCACACTCTTTGCTTTCTACAAATGGCCTCATTTTACTGTGCCAGCTCTCATGAAATAAATCTTGGAACTTTGTCCAGTTCATAATTTAATTTTTATATTTCCAAATATATCCATGTGCAGTAGATCTTTTTCCATTACACACAGCTGTTATATTTCCTTGATTATAACCTAGCTTATCTCTAACGTAACTAGCTCCTAACCATTCATTTATGAAATTTCCTTCTAAATCATATTGTATTATAGCTTTATATTTAGTTAATGTACCATTATGGACATGTTCTTTAGACTTCTTTTTACCAAGACTAGAATTTCTCATTTTTTGCTTAGTTTCTTCAGAATGATGATGATTATATCTACCTACAACCATTAAATTATATCCATAATCAGGGTTATTTGCATTTTTGGTTTTAACCCAAATTGCTTCCATTTCAGGTAATAAATCTCTTTCACATTCTTGTAAAATACTAAATTCAAAAGCATCTTCTCCATACTTATTCCAAGCATGTTGTAAATATATATTAACATGTTTGTTTTTTCTGAGAAGATGCTTATGAGAACTAATTCTGCCTTTTAAATAAGTAGCTTTTCCTACATAAACTTTATTATTAGATATATTTCTAATACAATAGATTCCAGATTTCATAGAATAAAATTAATTTACGTAAATATACAAACTATATTTGACAATTCCAAATTAATTTCTCCCAATTCATAACTAATTGATTATTATAGCGTTATAATTTATCTCTTCATCTCCTTCTCTAAATACAATATCCAAATGATGTGCATCTAAATCTTCCACCTGTACAAATGTTCCTGTACAATATATAGAGTGGTATGAGTTTCCTTCATCATCTGATGAATAGATTACATCATAATCTAGTGCTTTTGGATTCTCTTTTGCTAAGTTATTTAACTCTGATAAGAAATCTCTAAGTTTCATGTTAAGAATTTAGATTGTGAAAAAATGAGCTTTAATGTGGTTGTTCATCCAAAGGCTAGGATGAACTTCTCTCATAGCCTGGGTGGTAAACTGATAGAGTTCCCACATGCTGTCTGGAGCACCATAATCATATGTAGGAGTGTCTAGCTCTCTAGAGATGAGATTGAGCTGTGTACTTTGAATGAAGTTTTCCTCAATAATCATTCTACCAATAAGCTCAGCCTTTGTTCTTCTGGTGAGCTCTATTTGCTTCATTCTATCACGCTCATCCTGCATTCTTCTAAACACATCTCCTGCACCCTTAATATATTCTGAAATAGCATTAGGAGCAAATGTTTGCACCTCACCCATGTGCTTCTTTCTAAATGCACCATAATCACCTGATACACAACCATTCTGACAAATCATGATGCGTGTACCAATAGCAAATTTCAAGCTAAGACTTTTGTCATAGCTATTCTGCCAGCCCACTTCAAGCTGCATTTCACTATCCATAACATTACTAATAGTAAATCTACCATTAGCAACACTTCCATCTCTAGCTGTAGAATAAAGCTCTTTGTCAAGCTTAAATCCAGCTTTCTCAATACCATTTAATGTTAAATCTATAAGCTCTCCGTGTGTTACAGGCTTATATGTTCTTGTCTGTTGTGGAATTTCTGCATTCAATAGAATGTCTTTTGTTGTGTTGTACATAAAATTGGTTTTAAATGTAATTAAATTAATCTTTTGAAGAACCTTTGTCAGCTTTGTCCTGACACTATTACTACAAAAGATGTTTTTGTTTTAAATAATCTTCAATAGTTCTCATACCATGAGACTTGGCTAAATCAGCCCAATCTTTAATTCCCTCTTTTAAATATTTCTTAGGGACATTGCAATACTCAAAGTCAAAGAGCTTGGTTATTTGCTGAGAGTTTTCTACGCCTGTAATATCAGAATCAAAAGATAGGATTTGTCTCTTAGAGTTTGTCTTTAGATATTCTACATTCTCTGGGGAGAAACATCCCATACCCTCATTCTGAACAGCACAGGAACAAGGAAATATCTTCCTCATCACCATATAGTCCTTTTTGCTCTTGTTAATAAATGCTGTATCACAGTTAACAATCCTATCTTTTCCATCCATAGTGGTGATAGGAACATTGTTAGGAACCCATTTGTTCTTCTTATCAGCAAAAGGCCTATATATCTTCCAATGTCCATCATAGAAATAACCAAACCTAAGCTCTGTGTCCTTTAGAGGGAACAAACTCTTGTTTAGATAGAGTTTCTTAATAGCATATACACCGCATTCTTTCAAATCCTCGATAGACTGGTGATACTGATTCCAATACTGGAGCTCCTCATTGTTAAACTTCCTTGTAACCACCTGGATGAGAGAATATCTCTTACCTAGAGATTCAGGCTGTTTGTATTCAGGAACCACTCTTTTTACATCTTCCATAGTCTTTGTGGTTATTCCTAGCCCAAAGTCCCTATCAATCAACCTCAATACATCATCTATAGAAGCAAAGTTGAACAGGAGTTTTACAAATGTGAAGCAATTGCCTCTCTTGCTTGTATCACCAAAATCTATGAAAGACAAATGTCCATGTTTATTTCCTATTAAGAACGAAGGGTTTCTCTCATTTCTAAAGGGAGAATATGTCACCTGATTCATTTTCCAAGACTTCTCAGGCATATACCACTTAAATATATCATATTCAGAAACTTTGCTAAGCACTGTTTCTGGTGTCAATTGCTCTCTTTTCTTGCCCTTAATCATAATAAATAAAAGAGCCCCCACCAATAGTGATGGAGGCTCATTTTGTTTTGGTTACTACTAGAAATCAGCATCATCCTCAGAAATTGCTTTATCAGAAGCAACGAGGTTATCATCAGGATTGTAATCCTTCAGATCTTTCAGGATATAGAAATCTCTACATCCATACTCTCCTGTTACATTCACAACAAAACGCTCATGAGGCTTAAGATCTTTAGACTTCTTAAGCTTAAGACTATCCACTGTTTTAGAATTAGAGAAATCCATAACACGGAATTGTTTCAGTGCATATGATGGTAAAAATGCTTTGTTATAAACACCTTGATACTCCTTGGTTTCATCATCCTTAATAACAGTTTTCACTGTAGCTAAGGCAACAACAGGCGTACACCATTCACCATCAATTTGATCCTTTAGATCCTTTACATTACCTTTCATCATCTTTTTCCAATCTAAAGATAGAGTGGTTTCAGCATCACGATAGTCAAGATTACCCAACCATGTGCGAAGGAAGTTATAAAGTTCTTCTTCTCCTACAAATGCTACACGATATTCTCTAGAAGCAAACCAACTAGGGAGATCATTAGCATCAGCAGCCCAGGAACAAGAACCAATAGAATTAATATATTGTTTCTTT